GCAGGGTACTTCAATCGCACCGATGGGCGACCGATACCCTAGGGTAACCCTACGGCACATACCGCATTGCCAGAATTGGCCGGTTTTAACGTCAACACGATACCGTTCGGTAACGTAGTCGTACACATTGGAATGGCCGGGAAACTTGACGCCTAGCATGGATTGTCCCTCTTATCTAATGCCTTAAGCCACCTAGTTTCCTAGGTGGCTATCGGCTTTCCCGTTGTCCGGCCGGTTTCACTGGATGGCATCATCGCCCGTAGTGGTCAATTCAACCCCCCGCACACCGAGTCGCACCGCATCAGCTGCGATTCCGTCCTGCAGGGCTTTGCGGGCGGTTTCATCCGTCCGGGCTGCGGAGAGGAGAGCGACCGCAGTGATTCGGGATTCCGGAGTTGTCAGCGTTTCGATGTGGACATCATCGTAAACCGGCTTGCCTTCCGCATCGAATCCCGCAAGCGTTCCGGCTTTGAGCTTCGTTTCCTTCCCGTATCCGTCTTTCCGTTCCACCGACGCCCGGTAGTCGCTACCCTTCCCACCGTAGGTGACCTTGTGGCCGATGTCCGTCCGCCCGGCCCGGAACACTTCCGACGCTGCGATGATTGCATTGAACTTCATTGCCGTGCTCTCCCCTGTAGTTGGGAACCGGTCGGCCCGTACCGTAGTGGTATCGGGTCCGATTCCCTTAGGTTCAGACGGTCGGGTCACTGCGGACCCGCCGAACGTAGAACCTTGTTGGCCGAATCAATCGACCTACCATCATTAGACAGATTATCGGCTATGGTTTCAACGGAACTTTGGCCAAAATGACCGACCAATTAAAGCATACCACTTCTCGACACACCTAGTTCCTTAGGTTATTAGGTCCGACTAACTCAGCCCCTTAGTTAGTCGCGACTAAGCAACTTAGTTAGGCACGACTAAGTTACTTAGCCTGGCCTAACTAAGCGACTTAGCCTGGCCTAACTAAGCGACTTAGGCCCGGTAGTCTAATGAACTTAGGTTGACCTAACAGATGGTGACCCCCTCTCCAGAATTATACCTAAATCCAAGGGATTTCACGAGTTCGGGCGAAAATGCAGAGCCCCTCGGCCCTCGTACCCATGATGTAAGTATGGAAGCACGCCGTCCCCCTCTCATCGCGGTACCCACACCTCAGGAACAGGCCGCAACCGAGTTGGCCAAGTCAGGTTCCCCGCGACGTGCAGCCAGAGTTGCAGGGGTTCCCCTTGATGTAGTTAAGTTGTGGCAGAAGGACCCCGAGTTCGCTGCGTTGGTCCTGGAGAACAGGTCAACCGACCTGATCCTAACAGTGTCGACACTCATGTCGGCCGGTCCCATGGCTGCACAGACGCTAGTCGATCAGCTTGGAGCACGAAAGGGCAAACGTCCGGGCCGGGGTCCTGATGCTGCAATCCCCGAGCGTCAACGCTCACGCAAGGCAGCCCCAACCTACTCGGATCCTCGCAAGATCCGAGCAGCTCGCATCATCCTCGACAACATCTTCCGCTTCGCCGAGACCATTGAGTTCATGGAGCGCATCAAAGCGCTAGAGGAGAAGGCTCGTGTTTCATACAATGCTGGCGTACCACTTGAAGGACGTGTTATCGACCTGCCCAGCACCCCCGGAGACGACGAGACTACTCCTGTCGAACCTCCCGCTACCACGCACATTCCTTAAGAACTCCTACGCGGAGTCCCGAGCGACCCTGTACCTCGCCATCCACTCCGGTGACATCCCATCGACCGGCTACCTCGGCCTAGTGCAGGCCTCCTACCCCACTAAGTTCCAGTACCTCCCGCCCCTACCACAGCTCCATGAGTACCTGCGACCCCTGATCCACCCCCGCTGCATCTATGCGCCTGTCGTAGTCCACGACTATATGGCTCAGGCACGGGCCATGCACTGGGGTATGGACCTGTCACTTGAGCGCATCCTCACCTCGGCTGGTGTCCCCATCGTCCCCAACCCTGGACCCGCGTGTAGTAGCTTGTACGCCCACGTAGACCTCTGGCGTGAGATCCTCCCCATCTGGCTCAAGTGTTTCCTCATCGCACTCGACGACGCTGAGACTACCCCCTACGATACCCTAGAGTGTAAGCCGGGGTTGGAGCCTGCCTACCTGCTCGAACGGTTGCTAACTGCTGTCATAGCAGCCCACCCCGGTGTGGAGGTGAGGCCCATCGTGGGTCCTCAGGGTCAGGTGTACGAGGCACTAGGAGACGTATGCCCGGACTGAGAGCACAGCGGCGACTCGACCGGATCGCTCAGGCACTCGACGCTCCGACCGCATCCACCCTCCACCAGTATCAGGAGGACCCGGTTGGCTATGCGCACCACGTACTACGGGTGAGGGAACTCACGCCGGATCAGGTGAAGGTACTCCGTGCCATCGCCCTCCCTCGCGCCAGAGTTCTAGTCCCTTCCGGCAATGAGACCGGCAAGTCCTTCCTCGCCGCCATCATCTGCTCGTGGCACTACGACTGCTTCTACCCGTCCCTGACCCTCACCACTGCACCCTCCAAGGCGCAGGTCACGGACATCCTCTTCCGGGAACTCCGCCGCCTACGCCGTGGTGACCCCAACTTCTCACCCAAAGCCGACCGACTCATGGAGTCAGTCGACCGGGTGTGCATGGGGTATACGGCTAAGGACGCCACATCATTCCACGGACGCCACGACGCCTCAGTGCTCATGGTCTTCGACGAGGCTGAGGGTATCCCCAAGGAGTTCTGGGAAGCGACCGAGACCTTTGCCGACCGGTGGGTGTGCTTCTACAACCCGACCCTAGCCAACTCAGAGGCTGCGGTCCAAGAGCGCCGACGCACCTGGGCACTCCATCGCATGTCCGCCTTCAACCACCCGAACGTACTACGTCAGCTACAGGGTCTCCCGCCCACCATCCCGAACGCAGTGACCCTCCCCAAGGTGAAGCAGCGTCTCACCAAGTGGGCTACAAAGACCACAGCGGATGATCCGAACGCCATCATCCTCGACGGTACCCACTGGTCCCTAGGCCCTGTTGCCGAGGCTCGACTCGCTGGACGACGTCCCTCGAAGCCCGTGAACTCGGTATTCAGCGAGGAGTCCCTCACGAAGTCCCTCACCCCCCTCACTCCCGACCCCTCCCACCCCCTAGTCCTAGCCGTCGACGTGGCCCGCTTCGGTGACGACATGAGCGTCATCCACGCCCGACGCGGCCCAGTCTCTATCCACCACGAGTCCCGCAACGGCTGGGACACTGTGGAACTCGCACGTCGGGCCACGGAGGTATGTAAGTCCCTCGGCGGCGACACACTCACGCCCATCATCGTGGACTCCATCGGCGTGGGTGGCGGAGTCGTCGACAACATCGTGCACCTCGGGTACAAGGCCATACCCGTGAACACCTCCACTCCCAGCGACGTCCCCGAGGAGTACCCGAACCTGAGAAGTCAACTCTACTTCGACCTCAAGGACCTGATGGATGAGGGCCTTATCGACCTTTCAGGAATCGAGGAGGACCAAACCCATGATATACATGAGCAGCTTCGTGCCGCCGCATACTCCCTCGACGGCAGAGGTCGTCGGGTTGTAGAGGGTAAGGACCGGATGAAGGCGGCGCTAGGTCGCTCCCCTGACGACGCAGACGCTGTCCTCCTCTGCTACTACCAGTTCCCCGATACCTACGAGCACTCCTGATGGCCAAGCATCTCCACCCGTATCCCGGCCCGGTATTCGATGAGTGGGGTGACGCAACTCTCGCGGTCACTACCACCCCGGCGGCTGGCCCCAACTTCCCGTACACCTTCATCCTCGTCACCCATACGGCTGGCGCGGTGACGGTCACGATGGGTAGCGCTACGGCGACGTGTAATACGCCGCTCACCCTGAACACTCCTATCCCGGTGCCATTCGACAACCCGTCGCGCGTGTACTTCAAGGGGTCGGGTAACGCAACTGTGTCCTTCTTCGGCGGTCGATGAACCTTAGGGATCGCTACTACTGGTGGAGACTTAGGGCTACCGACTCAGCCCCGTCCGGTCCCACCGTCATCGCCAACCTCAACTACCTGACCGACCCCGGCATCCTGAACATGGTCGGCGCGCCCATCGAGAACGGGTTCTACGTCGGCACCTGGCCGTGGGCAACCGGCGGCACGGCGACCTCCGCACTGGCGATTGCAGCGGGTGCGGACGGCGGACCGGTGTACGACTTGACGAACGGGGTGGGGAGCGACGGGACCGGGAATCAGGCGTTGACCCTGCCCTCGCCGGTGACGATTCCGGCGGATGCAGATTGCGTGATCTATGTGAAGGCGAATCTGGGGGCGTTGGAGGCGTCGATGTCCGTGCTTGGCAAGACATCGGGGGCCGGCGTCGGAGTCAACATTGGCACTGGAGACGGCGAAACTGAGCATACAATCAACATTTCGTTTTCACCTACCGCTAACGCATCAATTGCACTTACGAGTCTTGTCGCAACTGGCGTATACCTGTTTCGCCTAACTCGGGCGTCTGGCGTGTGGTCGGCCGCGGCGACCGGGTTTGCCTCGGCTGCGATGACAGCGGCCGGCACGGTATCCGGGGCTGTCAGTTTCGATACGCTGCTCGCCAAGACGGATTCGGGCGGTTCACTAGACAGTTTTTCCGCCACGACCATGTACATCCAAAAAATCAAAATCTGGTCGGGCACGTCCGACCCTGACACGGCATTCGAGACAGCCAACGGAGGCGCATTGTGAACCTTCTCCAAGTCGGACCCATTCCCGCGGCCGTATCAATGGCCGAACTCCGTGAGCCGGCAGCAATAGACGGCAGCCCGTTCGCGGTGTGGCTCAAGACTAACGTGATCGACGGCGGGGCAGTCTTCGCCGGCAGTCTCAACACCCCGTCGCAGTTGCAATTCGACCGCGAACTCGGCGCGATGATCCGGGGCGACTTCGCCGCGGACAAGTCATCGGAAGCGTACTACGAAGGGCAGCCCCCGTTCGGTGACGCGGTACTCCGGGTGCGGCGTGACGCGGACGGGGAAGTCTGGTTCAAGTGGACGGGCATGACGGATGAACAGCCGGCCTCGTTCAATTCGCTGGGCCGTGACCCGGTGACGTTTACGCACCTGCTCGCGTGGAACTCCAACGGCACGCCGGGCAACCTGGACGGGCGAACGGAAGCCGGGCACGCGCTGACCCTGTTGCGGATCGACCTGGGCGAACCGACGCCGCTGGAATGTGCGGCTATCGAAATCGAACTGTTCGGAGCGGCACTGTGACGAATCCAACAACCGGCCACCCGACGGCGGAGGATGTCGCGCGGGTGGAGGTCGGGCTGGCGGGGTGTCAACTGTCGTGACCTGGCTCATCCCGATCCTCGGTGCGCTGGCCTCCGTCCTGTTTTCAAGCTGGACGAACGGGGACTACTATCGCGGCGTGGTTCACGGGCATCTCCAAGCGGCAATCGTATTTGTGGGGCTTTACGTTGTGAGCAAAATTCAGCTGCAATTCTGGCAAGTCGTGATAGCCGCGGTGAGCGTCTACGTCGCCTACAACAACGTGCCGCACATTACGCTACCCGTCCTGCCGATTCCGCAGACGACTCCCGACAAGCGGAAGCCTATTCTCCCGTGGCGACGTGATGCCGTGGAGGCTTTCACCGAAGGCGAACGCGGGCCAGGTGGCGAGGAGCCGACGTGCGACCTGCCGCACGAATTGCGGATGAAGAATGTGGGCGGGCGTGACGGGGCCGGGCTTTGCGTGTTCACGTCCATCAACCACGCGGCCAATTGGCAGGACGAGCAACGGCTACGCAACTTCCAAAAGCAAATGAGGTCAGAGCCGGGCGGCGGATACCCCGAGAAGGTGGACGCCATGATTAAGAAGTACGCGGCCGGTTCGGAGTACGTTCAGCACACGGGCGGCGACGAGGAGTTTCTACGGCTCGCATTGAAAACGCAACGCATGCCGGGCGTGACCTACGCGGGCCGCGACTCAAGGTATAACGGGCCGATTGCCCACATGGTCAATCTGGTTTACCTCGACGATCAGGCCGCGGCGATCCTTGACAACAACTTCCCCGACAAACTGCTCTGGATGACCCGCAAGGAATTCCTTGACCGGTGGCGGGATCGTGGGGGTGGGTGGGCCGTGGTGCTGCTCAATAGCCCGCCGCCGCCGCCTCCGTCGAACTGAGGGCCGACCAATGACAATCGGAAACATTCTCACTTGGGGGCTACTGGCTTACATCGCCATCAAGCTTTACAAGATGGCAAGGACGGACGCGAAATGACTACTCTCCTATTCACCCTGATAATGGCGGGCCAATGCGGCCCGAACGGTTGCGCGGTGCCGATGCAGGTGGTGCCGATGCGTCAGAACGTGTACGAATGGCGTGAGACCGGTATTGCAAATCAACTCGCGCTTTACCGCGACGGCGTGCAAATCGGCAATTACTACATCAAGGAAAAGCAGTACGCCCGTTTTGAAAACGGGACGTGGACGGCCCGCGAGCAAGGCCCGCCGGTTCCGCCGCCCGCAAGTACGGAACAGGTCGGCGACGTGAAAGCCGCCTATCCGAACTACGGGTTGGACCTCGACAAGATCAACCGGGACAAGTCCTATTCGGTGAACGGCCGGCTATCGAGCCGGGAAGACGCCCTTGATGCCGTCGCCGGGAAACTGACCGACGACTCGGGGAAGATGTTCCTGACCATCATTGGATCAAAGGAAGATTGCGCCGCGGTGCAAAAGGACATCGACGAGGCCCCGGCGTTGAAGGGCGTCAAGGATCGCGTCCACCTGCACTGTTATCAGCCCAACGACCCGATGGTCGCCAAGGCCGGGTTCGTCGTCAGCGGCAAGCCCACGATCTACATGCAAGCCCCCGGCGGATCGGGCAAGGTGTTGCACCGCCAGGACGAATACCGCGGGCCGGATGCGTTGGCCGAAGCGATCCGCAAGGCCGATCCGTCCTACAAGCCGGCGAACGACCCCGACGCGAATAGTCCGCTGGCGAGCGTCAAGAATCTTCCGCCGATGCTCTGGGTGATCCTCGGATTGGGCGGACTTGTCTACATATCCAAACAGAAGCAGGTGACGAAATGACCGAGATTCTTGCGTTTCTGAATAGCCCGGTGGGTATCGCCATTGTCGTCGGCGTGTTGGGATACTTCGCGCCCCGGCTCGGCATCAATGTCCCGTGGGGACCGAAACCGGTTGACCCGGCGAACCCGACGCCGCCCGCTCCCGCTCCGGTGCCGACCTCGCTTAATGCGATTGTCGAAGCCGTGCTAAAGGCGGTGTTGGAACGATTCCTGCCGCACGTTCAACAGATCGTCAAAGAAGAAATCGCCAACCGCCCGCCGGTCAACGGCGGCAACGCGGCCCCGGTGAGCGTCGAGGCCAAGGCCGACGGATCGACCGTGATTGCGGCCGGCGGGCTGAGCGTCACGACTGCGCCGAAGCAATAGCGTCGGCGTTCTGAGATAGTGCGTATACTCTGGCGTGCGGTGATGATGCCGCCGCCAAGATCGGGGGTGATCCAGCCGATCTACGCCGGGCTAATCCCCCGGCATAACACTTCAACTTTCTTGAAGGATTCGACACGATGAAAACCATCTGCTACTGCCTCACGATCCTGCTCGGCGTGGCTCTGCTCGCGCCGGCCAATCACGCCAACAACTGCGGGCACATCGAAGCCAAGTCCATCACGCTCAAGAGCGACGACGGCAAACACTCGATGACGCTGCAATCGCATGACACGGGCGTCGGCCTGTGGGTGCGGAACGAAGAGAAAAAGACCTACGCCTACCTCTACAGTGGCAAGAGTCAGGGGCCGAACGTCGCCATCGGCAATGAGAAGGGTGCCGATCCTATCGCCCTCTGTCTCGGCGAAGACGGATCGCCGTGGGTGCAGGTCGCGGCCGACGGCAAGTTTCGGGCTATCGAAGCCAAGGAGCTTGTCACCCCCACACTTCGTTGAAGGGAGGTGATCCCGATCTACGCCGGGCTAACCCCCCGGCAGTAAGGGTACCATGGCAAGTGAAGACAACCAGTTCGTCCGCGCCCTAGAGTCGGACGCCTATGAATGGCCGGGGTGGGGGTATTACGACTCGCAGTTTTACGACTCGTTCTACCCGCTCGTAAACCTCACCCCGCCTTTCATGGACCATCAGAAGAGGGGCGAGGCGCTCCCCTTCTACATCACGGAGCAGCAGCTCAAGCTGATCCGCGATAGGTCCCGGCGGCTCTGTGCGGACAATGAGTTCGCCATCTGCGCGATAGAGAACCGCACCTCGTACATCGTGGGATCCGGCTTCAAGTACCGGGTCCTCCCAGTGGGGGACGTATCCGACTCCCTTCTCTCCGACTGCCAGAAGGTGGTCGACGTCTTCTGCGAGATCAACGAACTCTGGCGGCTGGAGCAGGAGGCCGTGTTCCGCAATGACCGGGACGGCGAGTGCTTCCTGCGACTCTTCCCTCAAGCGAGTGGAGTCCTTAAGCTCCGCTGGGTAGAGCCCGAGCACGTCAGGTCCCCTGTCGGCCAGACCACGCCGCAGATGTCCTTCGGCATCGAGACCGACCCGCGTGACATCTGCAACGTGAGAGGTTACTACGTAGTTCGCCAGCCCCTTGAGTCCTGGACGCCTGACTTCATCGACGCCGACGAGATCGTCCACTTCAAGTGCAACGTGGACAGCAGCTCGAAGCGCGGGATGCCCCTCTTCTATGCGGTCGAGACCAACCTCCGCCATGCCGAGGAGATCCTTCTCGCCATGAGCGCCACCGCCAAGGCGCGTGCGAAGATCGCATTGATCCGCAAGGTGGACGGGGTGAGCAAGAACGCCGCCCAGAAGATGAAGACCGAGTTGGAGACCGGCTCCAAGTTCGACCCCACGACTGGCGGCGTTACCAACGTCGAGCAACTGCAGAACGGGTCGGTACTGACGGCTTCCAAGAACGTCGACTACCAGTTCCCCAGCAACCAAGGCGACACGGCCAATACGGTCGCAGTCCTACAAGCCGAGCTCCGTGCCGCTGCCGCCCGACTCGTGATGCCTGAGTACATGCTGAGTGCGGACGCTAGTAACGGCACCTACAGCAGTCAAGGACTGACCGACACCCCAGCCACCCGGAACTTCCAGCGTCTGCAAGTCCAGTACCGGCACTGGTTCGGAGAGTCCAAGTCGCCCGGCCGCGAGGGCCTTGTGTGGCGGCAGATCAAGCACGCCGTGAACATGGGCATCCTCCCCGAGGAGGTATTGGCGTGCACTAAAGTCATCGCCCAGCCGCCGGAGATCATCAGCCGCAACCCCGACACCGCAGCTACTGCCAACCGGACCTACTTCGACATGGGCGTCAAGTCCCCTCAGGGCATCTGTGCCGAGCTCGGCGGCGACTGGGTGCAGGTACAGGAAGAGCGTAAGGCCGCAGGTCTCCCGCCCGTCAACCCCATGGCTGCCGGACTCGGTGGCGTAGGGATGCCGGGGAACGTACCCCAGAACAAGGGTACGGAGGAGCCGGACTCCGATGACTCCGAGGACTACGAGCTCGACGCCGGGCTCTTCAAGGATCTGTAGTGGCTAACGTACAACCCACCGGCGAAGTCACTGTCGGCGTAGACAGGACCGGCAAGCACTACATGTACGAGAAGGGTAAGGGGGCTGGTCGTCAGCCCCTCAACCTTCCGGACGAAGTGTCCCGATCCCTCACCGCTGCAGGCATGTCCCCCGGGAATCCCCTGCACATCAGTGGTGCCCAGGCTCAGCAGCTACAGGGGTACAAGACCAACGTCGGCAAGGGCAAGCCGGTCGAGGACCTCAAGACCCTCGGCAAGTACTTCAAGGGGCAGAATGCGTGGGTGCAGGGGCAAGGGGACCCCAACCAGCGGCTAGACCTCTTGGCTTCCGAAGACCGCATGAAGGTCCTACGGGGGCCGAAGTCCAAGGAGGGGCAGGTCGTCAGCGCGATGGTGATGAGCACCATCCTCGGCCGTGAGGTTGCGTACAAGGATGTCGACGAGTCGAAGTACAAGCTCGTTTTCAACCTCGGCACGGAGACCCGCGCCGGCTATATCAAGATCAAGCAGGGGGAGAAGGAACTCTATAAGATCGAGTTCAAGTCCCCCAAGGACCTGAGCGCGGAAGAGATCACCCACTTCCGCAATACCTTCTCATCTCTCAAGGCGCAAGAGCACGTTGAGGGAATCATGACGAAGGTCAACACATCCCTCAAGACCTCCGGCCTAGACGCTCAGACCCAGTCCGCGTACCGGGCCTCCATGGTGGAAGCTACCCGGGACCTGAGCGAGCGGGCGGCTAAGTTGATCAAGGAGAATACCACCCAGTTCCACTTCTACGCAAACATGAACGACCTGAACAAGGCGTCTAGCGAGAAGCTCCCGGTCGCTGGGTTCTTCCGGTTCAACGGTGATGGACCTACTGGCTCTATACACCTCGACTCCTACAACCCCGGGTCCCCTCTCGGCCCCACAGCCGCCCACATCTACGTCCATGAGATGTTCCACGCGGTGGACACCATCAACCGTAAGAACCTGATGGGGACAGGCATCTCTTCCAACAAGTCCTTTCGAGAGGCTTGGCACGAGGAAGCTGACCGCGCCTCGACCTATGCCACTACCGCTCCATGGGAGGGGTTTGCTGAGTTCGCTCGCGTCATGCACTGCGGCGGCTATTCCCGGGAGGAACTCCACGAAAAGTTCCCCAAGACCGCCGCCTTCTTTGAGGCGGAGGGCCTCCTCTCTCCTACCCTCAAGGCTAAGGTGCAGCGGGTGCCACTACCTATGCCCCCGGTATTCAGTGAGCCGGTTGTCGGGAAGGATAAGATCGGCGACTCGCCCCTCGGGGACCCTTTCAAGGTCCAGCAGGCGGACATCGACAAGTGGTGGAAGTTCAACGAGCCCAAGGTCATCAGACCTGCAGACCCGACCCAACCCCCGACTCCCGAACCCAACCCTGAGATGCCCCCGAAGGCAACACCCAAGCCCACGGGTCAGGAGCCCATCGACAAGGCCCGGGTCGCCAAGCACCGTAAGGCGGCGGAGGGGAAGGCGACAAAAGCACCTAAGGCCCCTAAGAAGCCCGTGACTAAGAAGAAGGCTAAGTAATGGCCACCGTACAAGGGGTCGACTCCCGAGGTCGGCCCTACAAGTTCGTGGATGGAAAGCGAGTCGCAGTCGCTCAGGTCGACGCACCGAAGTACAAGCCCACGGTGAGCGACATAGAGTCGAAGCTGCAGAACGCGGTAGAGGACGTCCGCCGGATCCACGGGTCCGCAGACATCGACCGCCTCCTCAACTCGACCTTCCACAACCTCCTCAGCACCACGGCCAAGACCTCAGTGGGTAGGTACGGGCAGCTCTATGCCGCGCGCTTCATCCTCGCCCTCCTCAGGGACCACGACGCTGACGAACCTCTCGACGAGGACGACCCGGCAGTAAAGCAAGTTCTCGACGCACAGGGCCACGTGAACCTCAAGAAACTCAGGGCCGTAGTCGCCGATGCCAAGGCCCCTCAAGCGACCCGGGACGAGGAGTTCCTCGGCATCATCCACGCATGGGGCGGGTCCCCTACCGAGCTCCGGGCGATTCTTTCAGGAAAATGAAACGCAGGAACCCATGATATGAGTGTGAGGTATACCCGTCGACATCGAGACCGCTGCGTAGAGTCTGCCACCTATCAGACCTCCAGCGTGCAACTGGACAAGGATAAGGGCGTCCTCCATAACGTCAAGATCCTTGGCTGGGATAGTCGGAACAACCGGAAGTACTCTCGTCGCGCGGTGGAGTCCTCTCTCCCGTTGTACGAGGGTATCAAGGTCAACTTGAATCACGCTGGGGACGGGAAGGGACTAACCGCCCCCACACGAGATGTACGGGACCGCTTCGGTCGGCTGGTCAACTGCCGTGTAACTGACGAGGGCCTCTTCGGGGACCTCAAGTACAACACGGGTCACAACTGGGCGCACGCATTCGAGTGGTTCGCAGTCAACGACGCCTCAGCCATTGGCCTCTCCCACGACGCCATTCTCCAAGGTCCCGTGACCGAGTCCGGCGTGCGACTCGTGGAGTCAATCCCTAAGGTTTTCTCCGTTGACGTAGTCGCGGAGCCGGGTACGGTCAAGTCCCTATTCGAGAGTACAATGGAAGACAACCCCCAGGTCGTTGAAGGGTCCCTTGAGGACCACCTGTGCGACGCGATGGCTGCTATCGTCCGCGACAAGAGCCTCGACAGCAAGGTCAAGAAGCAGAAGATCAACAAGCTACTCAAGCTCATGATGGAGGACGACGGTGAATCCGAGTCCCCCGCAGAAACCATGGAGACCGAAGCGATGAAGGAACCTGCGGACGAGGGAACGGAGAGCGCTACCGCCAAGGCCCTCCAAGCCGAGATCGCGCAACTCAAGCTGGACCTCGATGCCTTCCGAGCGAAGGAGCAGGTCGCCAAGGACACCGCGGATGCCATGGAACTCTGTACCAAGGCTAAGCTGCCGGCCGCTGTCATCACCCCCACCTTCCTCCAGACTATGGTCACCCGTGGTCGGGAGTCGTGGGAAGAGCTGGTCAACGACCGGCGTCAGATTCTGAACCCCACCCCTGAGTCGGCTGGTCGAGGCGCTGGTACGAAGCCCTCGGTTGACGACTTCGTTCGACAAGCCCTCGGAGGCAAGTAATCCATGGCAGCTCCTCGTAAGGTTACTGCTGGCGACCCGCGCCCCATTGAAGCCAAGTTCGATACGAGTGACGCTACGGTCACTATCAACGTCGGCGACCTCGTCATCCAGACCTCGGGGAACGTATTCCCCATCGGCTCAGGCACCGTCACTACCAACTTCGTGGGCGTATCGGCCCAGAAGAAGGAAGCTGGCACCACGGGTAAGTACATCCGTCTGATGGGTAATACCGCAGACGGCGTCATCCGCGTGGACACTGACGGCATTTACGACTTCGACTGTGCAGACACCATCGCTCTGGTCCCCGGTGACCCGGTCGGCCCGGACGGCAACTCGTATACCGTGAAGAAGGTGGGCCATGAGTCCATCTCTGTCGGCCGGGTTGTCAAGCACATGGCCGCGAGTGCCGGTCGGGTGCGTGTGAAGATCCAGAGCAACATTGTCCCCGCCGCCAACAAGGGCTCGTAAGGAACCAATATGACTCCCCTCGGACGTACGATTGCCCGTTGGATCACTGATCACGGGTACGAGAGTGCAAACCAGACGCTGCGTGACGCCGTCCGGGAGCACAAGATTAACCCGGAGACTGACATCTCCATCCGTGGTCTTGCCGAGGGTATGCTCGGTGAGGACTGGGTCGGCAAGGTCAAGGCGTACAAGGACAACCCGTACCGAGCTCGTGAGTCGGCGGACGCGGTCGACGCCTCGGTCTTCGCCAGCATCACGGGTAACCTCCTGATCGACACGATCCGGGAGAAGTACAAGAACCCCGAGTTCATCGGCGACTCGATCACTACCAAGATCCCGATCACCAACGGGAACCTTGAGAGCATCATCGAGCCGTACCTGAGCGACGTGGCGACTCCGGGTGATGACGCCATCATCCAGCCGGGTATGCCCTACCCCTCGGCCACCTTCGGCCCGAACTACATCAGCCTTGTGAAGCCGGTCAAGTACGGCCTCCGCTGCGACGTGACGTGGGAGTCGATCTACGCAGATCGTACTCGCCAGATCATCGAGTCGGCGCAGTCCATCGGCAAGGCTATCGGTCGGGCGAAGGAGTACCGCATCCTCAAGTGCCTCCTGGGCCTGACGAACAACTACACCTTCTCCCGTGACGGCGGCGCTGCGACCACGTACGCCACGTATCAGGAGACCCTCGTGACTGGCCGGTGGGTCAACCACCTCGACAGCCAGACGCTGAACAACTGGGAAGACCTCAACGCCGTCCAGCAGCTCTTCAACGAGATGCGGGATCCGGTCACTGGGGAGCCCATCGAGATCGACGCGAACACCCTCGTGGTGATGCCGCAGCTCCTGATGACGGCCAACCACATCCTCCACAGCACCCAGATCCGTCGTGGTGACGGTGGCGTGGCGGATGCGACTGCGACCTACGCCCCCTCTGGCGTCAAGCCGTACAACGTGCTGACCTCCAAGTACCTGTACAAGCTGGCCAGCACTCAGGCGTCGGGCGCATGGACCCAGCAGGACAACAGCACCACGCAGAGCGTCACGGCGGCTCAGGCCGCTCAGATGTGGTTCGTCGGTGACCTCCCGAAGGCCTTCTACTACCGGGAAGTGTACCCTCTGGAAGTCATTCAGGCCCCGCCGCTCAACCCGCTCGACTTCGATAAGGACATTGTCCTGTCGGTGAAGGCCCGTGAGTACGGTGCGGCTGGCGTGCGAGACCCGCGCTACGTGGTCCGCTGCACGAACTTCAACTTCATGACTGCGACCACCTGATGACTGATGTGGAAACCATCAAGGCTTCCATCTCCAATTGGCTCGCTGCCCTCTATGCTGATAGTCTGAACCCAAGGCCGGACTACAGCATAGACGGGCAGACGGTCAGTAGGGCGGCGTGGAGGGATTCCCTCACCCGGAACATCAAAGAGCATCAAGAGATGCTCGCCCTCTTTGAGCCCTTCGTCCTCGTCGGACAGATACAATGAGCTTCTCCACGACAGCTTTCGATCCGGCAGAGGATTGGGACCTGTTCGATGGAAGGGACGACAACGACCCTTGGTTCGTCCCCTACGATGCGGCTACTGACTCCTACGGTGCCGCCTTCGAGGTGCCTGCCCTCTTCCGAGCGACCTCCATACGTCCGGCCTCAATGGGTGATGGAGTCACGTCAATCGCTCAGACCATCGTCCATATACCCGTGTCGTACCTGAACGGCCGCGAACCAGTACGTGGTGATCGCATCCAGCGATTCGACGTCAACGGCGTCCCTACGGAGGTTTGGTATGTCCAGGAAGTGGATACGCAGACCTTCAATACGCGAGCTCGCCTTACTTGCACTCGGGGACTTGAGTGAGCATCTACGAGACCATCCTCGATCAGGTGCGGGCTGCCGTCGACGCCGTGGTCCTATCCGGCTCGCCGACTGTGATCCGGCGGAAGACCTTCTCGATTCAGGAAAAGGACCCGAAGTTCCTTATCGTTGTCTCCCCCCGGCAGGAGTCGGAGCAGGGAGAGGATGAGTTCGAGAACTGCCTGTTCGTCGAGTATCCGGTCCTCATCGGCATTACCACTGGGTCTGGTAACCTACTCGACGGCTCCTCCGAGGACCTGATGCTGACCTACCGGGAGAAGATCAGGAAGGCAGTGAGATCCGTCAACGCCATCTCGCCCGGCGAACCCGTAGTCAACGTCTCAGTGAACACCAAGCCAGTGTTCGACCGACCGGCGCTCCGAGACAACCGTGACGTCAGCGCCATTGAAGTCACGTACACGATTCAAGAACCGAGGAACACGTAATGGCGAAGACTCACACGATCAATATCACCTACGCGGGCGGGGGCTCTACCTCTGTCTCGTCCCAGCTTTCCATCACCGGTCAGTCGGAGTTCAACTCTGACACTGTGTGCGCGGGATCGGCCACTACGACCATCAACCCCTCGCTCGTCATGGACCCGGACGCCCGGATCCAGTCGTACTGTTTCGTAGTCAACGGGGGTAACGCCACCCTCGCCTTCACCGCGAGTGGCGGCGGTGCTACGACCATCGGCCTGACGGATGGAGTGCCCGCCATCGCATGGTACGATTCCACCACGGACCTCATCGCTGGGGTCCCCACCTCCGCCGACACTTACACCCTGAGTGTCCGGAATGCCACCTCTGCCACCCTCACCTTCGACGGACGGATGGTGCTCCAGTAATGGATAGCATTACCTTCTCGCTCTCAGCCAACTCGCAGGTCCGGATCAAGAAGGCCAATGGTACCTTCGATCCGACTCAGGCCGGCGACTTCACCTCCGTGCAACTCGGTTACAGCACCAAGGGTACCGGCGCGGGGGAAATCGACGTCCTGTGGATGCAGTCGTTCGAGCTGGCTAAGAGCGGGGCCAAGACCTACGACATCAGCGACCCGTCCTTCAACCCCATTGACAACGACGGCTCGGTCGGCACGGGGGAAGCCCTCGCGGTGATCACCGGGGTCCTCGTCCGTATGGTGGCCAACGAAGACGGCTCGACTATGTCGGACCTAGTCACCATGGAAACCACCGCCGCCGACCAGTCGCCCTTTGTCTGGACCATCCCGAACGGCGGCCTCGACACCGGCACTGGTGTGAAGATTCCCAAGGGTGGATTCTTCGCGTGGGGTAGCGACGAGGGTGTAGACCTCACAGGACAGCCAGGCGGCATCCGGTTCATCAACCAGGACGCCACCAACAAGGCCACTATCGAAATGACCCTCATCGGACGGAGTGAGTAATGCCGACCCCATACACGAATACCTATCAGGCTGCGATCCCCGGTAAGTACGCCCGGGTCTTTGTGTCGTCCCTCATCGCCAACCCCGGCACGCTGTACCCGGTGAACTTCTCCAAGTGGAACATCGTTCCCAAGGCGAATGACATCGACACTACGGGGTTCGAGGACGGCTTCTGGGAGAACGGTCTCGCTGGTATCGTGGGTGCCGAGATCGACCTACAGGGTCCGTTCCAAGTCAACCGGGCGGGTGGCACTGTGGGCGCAGGCATCCAGCTCATGTATCCCACGGCGCTCCTCGTCTACGAGCTGTGGCTCATTCACCCCGACAAGTCCTCTGCGTACGGCTCCTTGATGCGCTTTACTGGCGTTGGCCAGGTAATGGAGTACCCGGTGGGTACAGGCACTCAGGAGCATACGACCTTCAACCCGCGTGTCAAGCCGCGCGGTCGGGTGTATCTCCCCGGCGAGGTCTCCCCCGCCCCGGCGACTCTCCTGTCCAGCTTCACCAACCAACTGGCGTAAGGTAGATCATGTCCTCCTCCACTTCTCTCCCGTTGGAACACAACGGCCGGACCCACTACGTCCATGAATTGACTCAGGCCATGCGGAACCGATTCTCCGCATGGATGAAGTCGCACGCGATCCAAGAGACCATGTCCCTACGGGCTCAGCTCCCGGGGGACGTCTTCCGTGACCTCATGTCCTCCCTCCGCGACGACATCGCCATCAAGAAGCTCTATGAGTTCGGCGGCGAGAAGTACGTGGACATGGTGAGCACTGAGGACGGGGCGCGAGAGTTCGCTAGACTCGTCCTGAATGACCCCACGTTACTAGACTCCGAGATCGACACCCTGATGGAAGCCAAGGGGCAGGAGTTCGACGAACTCTTCCGCACGGTGAACACCAAGCCGGACGCACCCACCCAGGGAAAAGCGTAACGCGGGACGAGGTCTACGCGATCTTGGCCCGCGAGTACCAATGGACCCCGGAGGTAGTCGACTCGATCCCTGACTCTCTCCTTCGTGTGTACCTCTGCGGCCCACAGACAGAAGTGGCGGTGACCGAGGACCCCACTCCCGAGGAACTGGCTGCTCAGATCGAAGCGATGACCATGATGTTCGGAGGCCGACGTGGCTAAGACCTATCAGGAGATGTTCAACGAGGCGGTTAAGCGGGAGATGCACCGCCAAGCCACCATCGGTAGCACCGCCAAGGCTCTCCCCGCGTCCTCTAAGGCAGCCGTCACCCGGATGGCGCTGGACGTCATCAAGCAACAGAAGGACCAGGCCCGAGAGGTCAAGAAGGAACAGGACCGCATCGACAAGGAGGTAACGAGAAATCGTATCTCCAACATCAAGCTGGAGCGGGCCGAGCGCATCAAGGTCCAGAAAGAACTGGCCCGCGAAGAAGCCCGGCAGGAGACCACCAAGCGACGGGCTGTTCAGGGACTCGTCACCGCCACTCGGCAGATGCTCATTGGCGCTATTGCCACCAGTGCCGCCTCTGTCTCTCTCCTCACTCGCACCGCTCAGCACTTCTCCCCAGCCTCCGCCATCCGGTATGAGAGGGCCATGGGATCCCTTGCCGCTACAGTCGGCATGGTCCTCGCCCCCTCGTTCCAGAAGCTCACTGAGTTCATTGAGGGAGCCGCCAAGTGGGTAGCCAACCTCAGCCCCACCACGCAGAAGTGGCTCAACATCGTTGTGATGATTGTCGCCCCCCTCTCCGCCGCCTTCGTCCTAGTAGGTGGTATGGCGACGGGGGTGTACACTATCACCCGAGGGTTCTACAGCGCGGCTAAGGCGGTCCTCGCCTACGCAGGCGCTCTACGAGTAGCCGCTGTGTCTCAGGGGGCGGCATCGGTCGCCTCCAACGTAGCAGGTGCAGCGGGCCTCTCGGCAACTGTGACCAATGTGGCCCGGGCGTCGGGTGGTATGGGCGCTCTCGGCACTGCTGCAACGGGCCTTGGTGCCGGTGGTGCAGCTAAGGGCTTCGGTCTCGCAGGAGCCGGAGTCCTAGGCGCTGGGGCACTAGGTCTCGCAGGCGCAGCTACCGCAGGGTACAGCCTCTTCGGTGGTCAGAAGCGACGGGACAACCTTGAGGCTTATACCCGGAACATGCTGGGTGTGAACAAGGGTCCCCTCTCATACCTCTTTGGCTGGAAGCAGACCGAGAGGGACAAGCGCCTAGAGAACATGTACAAGCAGCCGGGGGCTGAGGCACTCCAGTCCGCTAACTACCCGGTACAGACCCAGAGTAGCGTACTGGACGCGGGTCGAGCATTCCGGCAACAGTCGGCTCAGCAGTCTTCACTCAAGTCGTTCAACGACTACTGGAACGAGGACGCGGCTAAGGCTCAGGCGGAAGCGGGTAAGGACCCGGGTGCTATGACCAAGGCCCTTGAGGGTATCGCGGCAGGTCAGAATAGTCTGTTGACTGTGCTGCTTCGATTCGCGGGTCAGTGGGGGACGGCGTAATGCCACTTGAAGTACCAGGACGTCCGGACGGTGGCGCACCTTACGACGCGCTCCCTCTCCTTCCGCCAGACTCTCCGTCCCTCTACACTCCCGTCACTAAAGAGGGTGGGATGTACAGCGAGAAGATCGCTGACGTCTCGCCCGGTAGTGACGCGATGTCGATGGACGCATCATCCTTCTCCCTGACCGTCGACGTCCCGTTCTCCCAAAGGTCCGCTGCGGTCTCCCGGTTCCTCGGTTACCAGTACGTCGACGGCACGAAGCTCCGACGCACTCTACCCATTGCACACCCCTTCTGGGAGTTCAGTCGCTGCCGACGGATCACTAGGGCGGTAGGTATACAGGCGCAAGGTGATGGGCCGCAGGAGCCTGTGGACCTCGGCGTCTCGTCCCCTCGCCCCCACTTCGCACGGTACAAGACCTACCGCCTCGACCTCCAGTTCGAGACCCCACCCTTCTCCTACAAGACGGATGCCGAGGTCACTGAGGAGTATGAGAGGTACTGCTACATCCGGCAGGAGCCGGGGTACGAGTCGCTCTTCGTCGACGGTACCATGTACAACTACGACGGCGGGTACCTTGCCGCCTTGACCTCGGGCCGTGTCCCCGCGTTCGCCAGTGGTAAGAACATCCCGCTCTCAGTCGCTCAGGTCCTGTGCACGTGGTACGACGTACCCCTTGAGTTCGTCCAGTACCAGGGGGT